CATGTTGACTGATATCGGCGTTCAAGATGAGTATGGAACACTGACCCTACCAGAGAGTTACAACGGGATAAGTTTAGAGTAATTACCAAAATACAAAATTCTGCAAAGCATCCTAAAACGGGTGCTTGATAGAGGTTTGTGTAAGTTTTGGGCGGGTGTGGTCTCGCTAAAACAGCGGGATATACAAACCGAGCCAGTTATTTATTCTAATTTATGGGGAACAAAGCATGTCACAGAATGCAACAGTAAGTATATAAGTATATCTGGATTCGATTTGGCAATAAAAATAAAGGATGAAGAAAAAACTGGTCGCATTGGTAGCGACACTCAACAGGATACGAAAAGACCAAAATTCTTCAGGTATTGGAAAATTAAAATATTCACAAAAAATGAAATTATCACTGGTTATAGCCAATACGAAGTACCATTCAATCCACGCAATGGTGACTATTTAACCGTCTATCAAAATGCCAGCGGGATTGACTCTATCACCATTCCTCTCAATCAAGTGAACAGTATCAAGTCTTATGCAGTGACTGAATAAGGAAAGGACATGGCACGCCCAACTAAATACCAAGAGGCGTATGCCGAGCAGGCACGCAAATTGTGCTTGTTGGGCTACACCGATAAGGAACTGGCTGATTTTTTCGAGGTCAGCGAGTCCACATTAAATAACTGGAAGCATGATCACCCTGAGTTTCTGGAGTCCTTAAAAAAGGGGAAACAGGTTGCTGACGGCGAGGTGGCTGCAAAGCTCTTCCATAGGGCAACGGGCTATGAGCACGCAGAGGATGATATTAGGGTGGTTGAGGGTAAGATTGTGATTACGCCTACTGTTAAACATTACCCACCCGACACCACCGCCGCAATATTCTGGCTCAAGAACCGGCAGAAGGATAACTGGCGGGATAAGATTGATCATGGCGTCGAGGGTGCTGTTGATGTCCATGTCCTTCCACCACTGAAAAAACTCTTTGATGATGAGCAATGACACAAATCAACCCTGTTTTTCGACCCTTTATCAGCCCGGCACGCTATAAGATTGCTTATGGGGGGCGAGGGAGTGGTAAATCATGGTCAATCGCCCGATTGTTGATAGAGATTGCCCGGCGTGGTGTTTATCGATTCCTTTGTGGGCGTGAATTACAGAACAGTATTGAAGACTCTGTTCTTAAGTTGCTTGAGGATACCATTTACCGTGAAGGGTATCAGAACGAGTTTGAAATACAGCGAAAATCTATTCGGCATTTGATAACGAATTCTGAATTCATGTTCTACGGCATCAAAAACAATACCACCAAAATTAAATCGCTCGAAGGGATTGATATCTGCTGGATGGAAGAGGCAGAGGCGGTAACAAAGGAAAGCTGGGATATTTTAATCCCTACCATCCGAAAGCCTAATTCTGAAATTTGGGTATCGTTTAACCCGAAGAACATTCTGGATGATACCTATCAGCGATTCATTGTTGAGCCACAAAAAGACAGCATCGCGCTTAAAGTCAATTGGTCTGAAAATCCGTGGTTTCCTGAAGTGCTTAAACAGGAAATGGAAGAGTGCAAGATACGTGATTACGATCTCTATCGGCATATATGGGAAGGTGAGCCGGTTGCTGATTCCGTACTGGCAATCATCAAGCCCGCATGGATTGAAGCGGCAGTGGATGCGCATATTAAGCTTGGGTTTGAAGCAACAGGGCGGAAGTCTGTTGGATTTGATGTGGCTGATGATGGGGAAGATGCTAATGCTACTGTTTTAAGGCATGGCTCTGTTGCGCTTGAGGTCGACGAGTGGCGAGGTCAGGATGTTATCTATAGCGCTGATAAAGCCTATGATTACGCATTCAGGAACGGTGTTGATACGGTCATCTTTGACAGTATTGGTGTAGGGGCAGGTGTTAAAGCGCAATTCAACCGCAAGGATCAACGAGTCCGGACGGTGGGGTTCAATGCGGGAGCGTCTGTCGAGAACCCCGATAGCCAATATATGCCCGGCAAAACCAATAAAGACATGTTTGCCAATCTCAAAGCCCAGCAATGGATGATAGTGGCTAACCGTTTTTATAACACTTGGCGAGCGGTTGAACACGGTGACAAGTTCCCGGTAGATCAACTAATTAGCCTATCAAAAGAAATGAAAGACCTTGCATATCTCAAGGCGGAATTATCACGCCCTCAAATTGACTATGACAACAACGGACGCGTCAAAGTCGAAAGCAAGAAAGACATGAAAAAGCGCGGCATTCCAAGCCCTAACAAAGCGGATGCGTTCATTATGGCTTTCGCCACGGTTAACGCAGGTATTCGCATCAATCCTAATGCTCTGATGGGTATCTAAATGAACTGGTTTAAATCTGATAAAAAGCAGCGCCTGTTAGAGCTGGAGCGCGAGCTAGCTATTGAAAAAGCCAAGACTGAGCAGGCTCAAAAAAAGCTGGAACAGGCAAGAGTATACGAGCGCACGTTGGAGAAGATGCTGGAGGAAGGAAAGCCTTCAGAGCAGTTAGTCAAAATTGAGCCGCCTGCCATTCATCCTGCTGTCGTTCCCGCTGGGAAAACAGCGCCGGTTGCAATGGATAGCGCCTGTAATGGCGTGTATGAATACGCAAACTTTGCCCCGCAGTTCTATACCGGCTTTATCGGCTATCCCACTCTGGCGGTGATGTCTCAGTCCAGTGACTATCGCAGTGTCCCTGAAACCACAGCCAAAGAGATGACACGGGAATGGGGGGAGGTCAAAGCGCGCAGTAGCGGAAAGGTGAATGATGGCGAGGATAAAACAGACAAGATAGCCACTATTACTGCTGAAATGGAGCGGTTAAAAATCCGTGACCTGATGAGAAAGCACATTGAGAATGAAATGATATTCGGTCGTTCTCAGTTATTTATTGATATTCAGGGGCATGAAGACAAAACCAGCTTGCCTTTGGTTATCAGTTCCACAGGGATTAAGCAAGGCACTCTTAAGGGGTTTAGTCTGGTTGAGCCTATTTGGTCAACACCGAGTCTGTATAATGCTCATGATCCGATGGCAGATGATTTTTTCAAGCCATCTCAGTGGTTCGTGTTGGGTAAAGAAGTTCATGCTGACCGGCTCATGACATTAATCATGCGGCCTGTGTCTGATATCCTAAAGCCGGCTTATAACTTCAGCGGCGTGAGTATGTTGCAGTTGATGAAGCCTTACGTGGAAAGGTGGCAGCGTACTACGGATGCTATCAGTGAGCTGATTCACTCCTTCTCGCTGACAGGACTGGCGACCAACATGCAGGGGATCTTAAACGGTGAGGATGGTGCGGATATTAAGATGAGGGCATCCATGTTCTCATTGTACCGTGATAACCGTAACCTGATGTTACTTGATAAGAATCAGGAAGAGTTTTTTCAGTTTAATACGCCACTCTCCGGGCTGGATGCCCTACAGAGACAAGCGCAGGAGCAAATGGCAGCGCCCAGTCATACGCCGCTGGTTAAATTGTTGGGTATTACTCCTAGTGGTCTGAACGCCAGTAGCGATGGTGAGATACGGGTTTATGCCGATTATATCGCCTCATTACAAAGCGCGCATTTACTGCCACAGATGACTATCATTCTGAAATTGCTTCAGCTTCACCTGTTCGGGGCTATTGATGAAGGGCTTTATTTTGAGTTCAACTCACTGCACCAATTGACCGATGAACAGCGGGCAGCGACAGAGAAATCCAAAGCGGAGATGGTGCAAATTTACCATCAGTCAGGGGTTATTGATGGCGAAGAAGCCAGGCAATATGTTGCCGCTGATGAAGATAACCCGCTGCGATTTATCGATCCGAAGAAGATAATCCCGCCACCGTTCGGAGTTCCTGATTATGGCAACCAAGACGACGCTGAGACCGATAACGCCCGGTCATAATGTCATGCCGGAAATTAAGCCAAGCACTGCCATTGAAAACCGCTACTACAACACCCTGATGGACATTATTCAGACCATTCGAAGGGAAGTGGACACGGCTCTGGTGCGTGAATTCAGGGAAAAGGCGCAGGTAGAATTGGCTCAGGATGGTATTTCGGACTGGATAGCTCACATAATTGATTATCAGATTGATAGATGGAATACCCGATTGAATACCTTATCTCAGGAGGTTGCCAAAGAGTTCGTTGATAAGACGGTGGGTAATTTCGATGTCCGGTTTGCCTCTTTGCTTCGGAAACACGGGTTTACTGTCCGAATGCAGAATAACGAACACACGCTGAACGCACTCAGAGCAGTGATGGGTGAGAATGTCGGGCTGATTAAATCTATTGGCATTGAGTATCTCGGTAAGGTTCAGCAGCACGTCTGGCAGTCTGTGACGGGCGGATACGACCTCGCTTCCCTGACCCAAAACCTACAGCATGATTTTGATGTCACACGAAATCGGGCAAAACTCATTGCCCGTGACCAGTCTGCAAAAGCCCATGCGGTTATCGAGCAGTCAAGGCGTAAAGAGCTGGGTATCACCAAGGCTATCTGGATTCATTCCCACGCTGGGAAACAGCCGAGACCGTCACATTTAACTGCTCACGGAAAGGAGTTCGACATCAATAAAGGGTTATATCTTGATGGTGAATGGGTATTGCCCGGTCAGGCAATTAACTGTCGATGTGGCAGTAAGGCGATATTACCGTTTTAAACAAAGAGGCCGCTATGCCAATGACGGATAAGCTGGCCTTTGATAGATCAATGCGCAGTAAAGATGGTAATGGGCATTTAATTGTCGAACGTACCATTCTGTCAAAGGCGGCTATTAACCCCTATAGGGGGCAGGAAATCCCGAACTATCAAGGTATGGGATTAGAACCAGAGAGGGTGTATTACTTACTGCGAGACCCTCAGGAACTGGAAAGAGCAGCAAAAACATTCAGCAAGAAACAGCTTCTCATTAAACATATCCCCGTCGATTCAGATAAACCTCAGAAAGAATACACCATCGGTGCTATCGGCTCTGACATCTCCTTTGAAGATGGCGTGCTGTATGGCGACTTATGCGTGTGGGACGGTTACGCCATTGATCTCATTGAAAGCCGGAAAATGCAGGAGCTGTCGGCTGGGTATGGCTATACACCTGATATGACCGCCGGAGAGTTCGAAGGGCAACCTTATGACGGGGTAATGAGAAACATCTACGGGAACCACGTTGCTTTAGTCGAGCGCGGTAGGATCGGGCGAGACGCAATTGTAGCAGACCATCAAACAGTCGATTTGGAGACAGAGATGAAATTGAAGAAAGGTGCGAGTCCGATTATTGCCGCACAAATCAAAAAAGCACTGGCTATGGATGCTGATTTATCAGAAGAAAGCCTGAGAGCCGTTATCACGGCAGTAACATCACAATTAGCACAGGATAGCGATCCTGATGTGATTAAGAATGCCAATGATAACGAGCAGAAGCCCGAAGGTGCAAAAGATACCGACCCTAAAGCCCCTGAAGGTGGCAGTAAACCGGAAGGTGCTAAGGATAACCATCTTGAGGAGAAAGGCGCCGAAGATAATGAGGACGATAAAGCCAAAGATGAGAAAGACAAGGACGATAAACCCGCGATGGATGCCGCTATGATTGAACAGCGTGCAGTTGAACGTGTGACTGCGCTGTTCCAAGCCCGTGAAGATGTTAAGCCGCTGGTAGGCGTGGTGGCAATGGACAGTGCTGAGCAGGTTTACGGCTACGCACTGAAGCAGAAAGGCATTGATACTACGGGTATTCATACCAGCGCGTACAAATCAATGGTCGGTATGCTACTGAGTAATCAGACATCAGCAGCAAAACCTAGTGTCGCAATGGATCATGATTCATTTGCTGATGACGCATTAACAGCTCGTTTCGGTTAAGGAGACATCATGAGCGGTTTTCAAACAAGAATGAATAACGACCTGCCAATTGGAGTAGCCGGTGATTTTGCTTCCGCCAACCCGCATTTCTCCGTAGTGGCCGGTGAAGGGCAATTCAAGGCCGGTTCTACGGGGGTTATCGTGGGTCTGTTTGCGTGGGCTGACGATAAGGGATTGGTGCTAAACACTAAAACATCTGGCTCAATCCTAGGGTTCGTTCATCGCAACAATCAGGCAATCATCGACCAGTACGGCGCTGAGGCATCAATGGTCATTCCTAAAGGGCGAGAAGTCACTCTGATGTCTGGCGGTGATTACCTCGTCAATCTGGTTGAGGGCGGAAGGCTGGGGCAGTTTATTGTCGCCGATGTCAACACAGGCGAAGCAAAAGCCGTCGATACCATTGACCCGAATGATAAAGCATTTGAGGCTACGCCTTACCGTGTAGCAAAGACGGTGACTTCTGGCCTGACTAAAATGTCCAGTTCTCTGTAAGGAAAAATCATGCCATTGAATTTAAATGCATTGGAACGACGCGCAGGTGTCGTATTTAACACAGGTTATCAGGTACAGGAACTGACTAACCAGAATCGCCATATGGCAATGGATAGCGCGATGGTGACAGCGCCAAACGCCGGTATCTTGTCACTATTTACCACCTTCATTGATCCGAAAGTCATTGATGTTTTGGTTACGCCGATGCGTATGGCGGAAGCCTTTCAGGAGGTCAAGCGGGGCGATTGGCTGACTCAAACAACCGCTTTTCCTGTCGTTGAGGCAACGGGTGAAACCTCTACCTATGGCGACTATAACAATAACGGATTGACAGGCGTTAACGTCAACTGGCCTAGTCGCCAGCCGTATCACTACCAGACTTTTGTCCGCGTGGGTGAGAGAGAAATGGAGATGGCAGGTGCGGCTAAACTGGACTGGGCCTCAGCAAAACAGCGAGCTGCTGTACTGACCCTGAATAAGTTCCAGAACAAGACGTATCTCTATGGTGTTGCTGGGTTGGAAAACTACGGTTACCTGAATGACCCCGGCTTATTGCCGAATATCGCTTCCCAATCATGGGAGAAACTGGATGGTGAAGGGGTTTATGAGTCTATCCGTAAGCTTTATCAGCAATTGGTTAAGCAAACCAGCGGCCTGATTGATCGCAATACTGCTATGAAGATGACGCTGTCACCCGAAATGGAAGTCCAGCTTACCAAAACCAACCAGTACAACGTTAACGTTTCAGACCAGTTAACAAAGAACTTCCCTAACCTGAAAGTCATCAGCATCCCTGAGATGGCAACCAGTGCGGGTGAGTTGGTGAGACTGGTTGTGGAGGAGTATGAAGGCCAGAAAACTCTGGATTTGGGCTTTACTGAGAAAATGCGCGTACATCCGATGGTACAGGAAACGTCCTCTTGGAAACAGAAGCGCTCACAGGGTACTTTCGGGGCGGTGGTCTATCGTCCACAGTTTATCGCTTCGATGCTGGTGTCCTGAGTCTCGTTATCATTTTCAGCCGCCTGCGGGCGGTTTTTTATTTCAAAGGTGAAATATGTCTACGGTAGTTATCGCGTGTAAATTGGCGAATGGCCTCTATCTGGAAGTGGGTGAGCAGCAGGTCATCATTAATGGCTTTGCCCGCAATGTGGTTGATGAACATGGCTTCGGACTGACTTACGGTGTTGATGCGGAACTCTGGAAAGCGTGGCTGACTGAAAATCAAGGTCGAGATCTAGTGGTCAATGGCCTGATTTTTGCCCATGAGCAGGAAGCCAGTACGAAAGCCGAAGCCAAAGAGAAGCAGAAAACCAAATCCGGCACTGAGCGCATTCAGCCTGAGCAGGTGAAAGAGGTTGAGCCAGCATCTTAAGGGGGCAATATGGGCAGAATGTCACAGATAGCCTATCTAAACCAGCAGGCAAAAAATAATGCTGATGATGGTGTCGTCAGCCTGGATATTCCCAAATGGCGGAAAATCTACCCTGGCATTCAGGCCACTGATGAGCAGTTGGATATGTATTTCGTGGAAGCTGCCATGCTGTTAAACAACACGAAGTCCAGTTGTGTCAAGAACCTGAAAGAGCGTGAGATGTTGCTTTACCTACTGATGGCGCATATGGCTACGCTGCAAAATACCCTTGATGCAGGCAATAGTGCCGTTGGCAGGGCATCCAGTGCGACCGAAGGCAGTGTATCTGTCTCTTTGGATTACGGCACGACATCCGATGCGGAGAAATGGTATACCCAAACTCCCTACGGGGCGAAATATTGGCAACTTACCGCACGTTACCGCTCATTCCTCTATGTCATAGGTCAGATGCCCATTCGTGTCAGGAGGTGATATGACCAATAAGTTAAGTGAATCCTTACAGAAAGTGTTGGGTAAATATCTGGAAAGTAGCAACCTTGAGCTAAAGGCCGGGATTTTCGAATCGGCAACGTATTCTGATGGTACACCTGTTGCCACGGTAGGTTATCTCAATGAGTACGGTGCGTCGATTAACGTGCCTGAAAAGACGACCACAATCTACCGCAAAATGAATCCAGACGGCGCTTTCGCCAGTAAAGGGCGCTTTGTTAAAGCCTCAAAATCCAATTTCGCCACGGATCACTCTGTTCCAGCGCATACCATCAATATTCCCCCTCGTCCGTTCTTTAGAACCGTTTTGGCGAATGGCAAGCAAGAATGGTCTGGTGTACTGGCAAAAGACATTAAACGCGATGGCGGTGATGTCAAACAGGCTATGTCCCGGTTGGGTGAGCGAATTGTGGATGAATTGCAATCATCTGTATTGTCATGGGCGGAGCCGCCTAATAGCCCATCCACAGTAGCGAAGAAAGGCTTTAATCATCCGTTGGTGGATACAAGCCAATTGTCACGCTCATTCGGCTATGAGGTGAATGATGATTGATGTCAGGGGCATTGCCAATCACCTCATTACCACCGTTAACCCGAATATCAGTGCTGTTTTGTTGGAAAATAAGGGATACAAGACGACTGACTCCGGTAAGCAAGCCCTCGAATACATCGAGCATGACATCACCGTACAGCTTCAAAGCCTCAGTACGCAGGATTTAGAGCATTTGGGCGTAATTAACCAGCAAGGTCAGTACATCTATGCTTATGCCCGGGGGCAAATCTCCGCCATCCGGCGCACCAAACAGAAAGGCTCTGACCGGATGAAATTCGCCGCTTACGGAGAAGATGAAGTCTCTGAGTGGAATGTCACCAAGGTGATTGAATCTTACCCGACATGGGTCAAGGTGCTGCTATGGCGACAATAACAGTCACGCATGACGATATCTTTACGGGGGTTCGAAAGTACCTTATTGCCCTGTTTTCGTGTGAGGTGATGCAGGGGTATCAGAATGACGTGCCAGTGCCTAAAAGCGGTATTGTGATGCACGTTCTGTTTGAGCGCGATATTGACTATACCGCTAATTACTACCATCACGAGGCCTCAACCATCACAGCACAGCGTTCTGTCGAGCTGTCCATGCAGTTGGATTTTTACGGCGAGGAGGCTGACTCACGGGCAAGGGTAGTCGCTAACCTCTGGCAGTCCAGTTATACCACGGCTCGGCTCGAAAAATGCCAGCCCCTCTACAGTGAGGCACCGCGAAAAATGGTGCTGGTCAACGAAGCGAACCAGTATGAAAACCGCGTGATGCTTGAAGTGAAACTGCAATACAACCCTGAAATCACTTATTCAGTGGATAACACTGATGCATTCTCTCTCGATCTCAACTCTATTTAAGGAATATCCATGAACACTATTCCGGCAAGTGACATTGTCAGTGTCCTGCCCGGTGTCGTTGGCACGGGCGGAAATCCTCTGGCACTGAACGCGCTGTTTATTACCAAACAAACGCCTAATGCGATGTTGGGCGTGAAAGCCTTTGGCGATGCTGAACAGGTCGCTGATATCTTTGGTACAAAATCTAAAGAGCATGAAGCGGCGCAGGTGTATTTTGCGGGCTTTGTCGGCTCCACAGCCCAGCCTGAAACACTGTATATCGCTTCCATGATGACCAGTGACCAACCCGCTAAGCTGGTAGGCAGCAAAATGCCCGTCCGTAACTTTAACCACGTTCCGCAAGGGCTGGCGCTGGAGATTGACGGGAAACGTCAGGTGGTCACTATTACGTCTGACAATATCAAGTCTTATTCTGCACTGGCAGAAGCGGTCTCAGCCTCACTTGCGAAAGCCGGTATCTGCAAATATGACTCTGGCAGTCGCACCTTCTCCATTGAGGGCGCAAAGAAAGGCAGCGACGGTACGATTGGATTCGGCTCCGGGGATTTAGCCGATTACATGGGCCTGAGCGAAGACACAGGCGCACAGAAAAACGACGGTATTAATGCCGATACCATTGAAGAACTGCTGCCCCGTATTACCAAAGAAACCAGCAATTTTGTCTCGGTAATGGCACTTGGTAATTTCAGTACGGACGAGAAAATAGCGATTGCTAAATGGGTGACATTACAAGGTGATCGTTATCTCCATGTATTGTACTCCGACAGCAGTGAGAAAGTCGTACTGGAAGTTATCTCTAACACCATTATCGAATCGGATATAGGCGGCACGTACCTGATGTTTGGCGACCACACGCACGGCGCTTTTGTCTGTGGTTATCCGGCCTGCCTGAGCTTTGATGAGCTGAACGGACGGACTAACTTTGCTTTCCGTCGTCAGGAAGGACTGAAACCCTCTGTCAATGACAAAGCACTGGCGGATGAGTTACTGCGCCTGAAATTCAATTTCTATGGAGCTTACGGTACGGCGAATGACCGCTTTATCTTTGCCTATCCGGGATCAATATCCGGTAAGTTCAAGTGGTTGGACAGCTACGTTAATCAGATCTATCTGAACAGCCAGTTGCAGCTTGCGCTCATGACCATGCTGGCGAACTTCAAAAGCATTCCCTACAACGATAACGGCGCAGCTATTCACCGTGCGGCTATCAAAGACCCGATTGACCAGATGCTGAACTTTGGTGCTATCCAACGCGGGATTGCATTGTCAGAGCAGCAGAAAAAGCAGATTAACAATGAGGCGGGCTTTGATGCCGCGACCCAAATCAAAACCGAGGGCTGGTGCTTGCGCATTGGTGAAGCGACTGCGCAGACACGCGGACTTCGCCGCTCTTTGCCGTTGAAGCTCTGGTATGCCGACGGTGGCAGTGTACAGCAGGTCACGCTTCCCTCTATCAATGTTCAGTAAGGAGTAAACCATTATGCCAATGGGACATAATCCCCTCACGATCACCTCCGCCAATGCGGTGTTGATGTTGCGGTGTCAGGGTATTTATGACGATTACGTCACGATTCAGGGCTTTCAGGCGGATAACGCATGGGAATTCGGTGAAGTGACTATCGGGGAAACCCGGTTAGGGGTCGATGGTAAACAGTCTATCGGCTACATTCCCCATGAAACGCCGTGGACACTGTATCTGGAGGCAAACAGTCCCTCGACACAGGTACTGGAAAATATCCGCAAGGATTTCAACAGTAATATGGAATCACGCTATATCGATATCATCATTGAGATGCCTTCCATCAAAAAACGCTACACAGGAACGGGAGGCTTAATCAGCCTGACCGGAGGTGCGAGTGGAAAAAAACTACTGGACGGCACTAGCTACAAATTCAACATGGTCACCAACGGCGCAGAGGAAATCGCATAATGTCACTGTTAAACTCCAAGACCATTACCATAGAATCAGGCCGTGATGCAGGTAAGACCTTTGTAATTACGGAAATGCCGATAGTCAAAGCCGATGACTGGGCCATGCGTGCCCTGTTTACCATTGCTAATGGCGGTGTTGATATTGGTGATATCCGGCCTGAAATGGGCATGATGGCAATGGCGCATGTGGCAATCAAGGCACTGGCGAACATCCGGGCGGAAGATGGTATTCCGCTACTGAATGAATTGCTGGACTGTGTGCAAATTGTCCCGTCTGGCGGTAATGCCCGTGCCATTGAATTTAATGCCGATATCCGGGATGTGAAAACGCTGTTTTTGTTGCGTAAGGAAGCACTGGCTATCCATATCGATTTTTTCACACAAGGCGGTGGCTCAGACTTGAGCAGCTAAAGGCCGGGCTACCGCTGAAAGCCGGGGTACTGGCGGAGACCGTGAATGTGTCTAGCGTGGTCTTTCAGGTGGTGACCGCCGGCTATGCCAGTTACCATGAGTTAGCCACGGTCTACGGTCTTGAGGCTGCCATGAATCTGATAGAAATCGGTCAGGCCAGTGAGTATAACAAACGTCTCAAGGAAGAGATGGAAGGCAAACACCCTTAAACTCAGGCAGAAAAGCTATACTTAAAGCAGGTTATCTTGCTGTGAGGTGTCCGATGTTCAAAAAAATCGCTGCGGCTTTACTGTTATTCCCTTGTACGTTACTGGCAGACAGTGGTGTGTATACAGGGGAGGACGGTAAACTGGCTATCCGGGATGGTAACTATTTCTGTGATATGTACCCCGCTTATATCTTTAAGGATGCGCAAAATCTCAAGGGCTTTCCGTCCGGTTACTTTCCGAAAGCCATGATGAATGTCAGCACCGATAAGGACGGCAAATACATTGGTGTTGACCTGCATCCGGGTATGGCTTTTGATGCAAGGCCGTCAGGTTCATGGGGGTATATGAGCACCAGTCTGGGAACAGGTTCCAGAAGTCCGTCAGAGGTGACCTATCATGTCGCGAGGGACGACAGTAATTTCGCGTATGTGATTGGCACGGAAAAAGCCGGTGTGATAGCGGCATTAAGCAGTAGCAATGCCTTTAGCCCAGTGAATGCGGTACTGGGCAGGTGTAACCGGATGGGGGAATAAAAGCCCGTTATGGGCTTAGAGTACACTTTTTGCCATCTCAGAAAGAACTTGAGTCACTGCACCTGCATTGGCAAATAGTGTATCAACGCATTTGCCCACAACGGACTCAGCGCCTTTTTCTTTCACTAATTGCAAAAGGGTTTTCTTTTCTGACTCAGGCAAATTGGCAGACATAATAATAGTTTCAATCTGCTCAAGGGTATTTTTGTGGATTTTGATAGTAACGGCATTTAATTCACTGCCGATAGTATCCACATTGGCATAATCAAATCCTTTTGCGGTCAATGCCATAAAATCAGTGCGGAAGGTATAGTAACCATCATGGCTAAAACCCACGGCATCAGGGTTAATTAACCCAATATTCATCAAATAGCGAGTGTCGTCAGCCATTTGATCCCAGCCCAACATATCACCCAAAAGATTCAGTTTTTCATCACTGATAGGTTGTAACGGCCTGTCAGGGTTATTTAGTGCGCGAATAATCATAAGATGTCTCTCTTTCAGCGTTGCCATTTATTTTCTCTTTTTGTTCGCTGGGGTGATTAAATAATAATCGATTTTGTTGCTGGGGAGTAGCAAAACCACTGCCGTCTGAGGTGGTTAAATATGCAGACACATTAAACCAATAACGGGAGAAGAATAATGAAATTTGAAAAATTACCAGATGATGTGAGAGCCGCAGCAGTTGAAACGTATAAAACGATTGCTATTCGCGAGTCAGGTTCAGTTGATGATGAATGCAAAGAGCAACAAACAGCCAGACTGGAGAATCTGGCTGAAAGTATAGTGAGGGGTTTTTCAAAACTTTGTGATTCAGACAGTGAATATGGCAGAGTTGGGTCAAGTCAACGCGAACGCTTAAAAGTGCGCGGGATTGAAATAGTAATATCGGAGTTAGCAAAAGAAGAAGGTATTACCTTTGATCAAGCTATAAAGTTGGTCGCCAATATGATTGATATCAGGCGAGCCAACTTACCTAAAGATGGTCAAATCCCCGTAGTTTGTAATGGTTAATTAGATTAATAAAGTGAAGCTGTCCAGTCAGCTAATACGCCAACAAAAACTGCGGGTTCTCTTTTCGAAAGTGGTTTGGATGCATTCATTACACGAGATAAAATAGTTGCTTTTTCCCAATCAGATATTCCAAAGTAAGTACCATCGGGTAGGTTATAATTTTTGCCATCAGAGGATGTGACGCTCCTATAAAACCCAAGACGGAGCATTCTTTCATGTAATTCATCATATTCCTTATAACTAGCATCATATATTTCAACTCGAACTAAATAATTTGCCATTCTTCTTATTCCTCATTTTGATTGCGAAATAGTCAACCTATCACTTTCCCTTAATTACGGTAAGTGAGGAACCACCTCGCCTGATGTGGTGAAAAGCAGGCAATTAATCTCGATTAAGGTGATAGTGAGCGATTGGAATTACTGCTATATTCTGGTGCATGACAATGGACTGCTAAGGAATTATGAATGGAAGTTATTTATGACCTTTATATTTTTTATATTGGATATATTTTAGGTATACCCTCTGCAATGGCTGGAATATCCTGTATTTTTTCAGCAATTAAAACAAAAAATAAAGGTAATAAAAAGGCATTCGCTATATTTGCCATATTATTTCTGTACCCGCCAATAGTATGTGTTTACGAAGTCTTTTAGGTAAATAGCAAAAATAAAACCAGCCTCGCTCAATGCGGGGTTTTTTTACACCCAAAGGAGAGCTAAATGGCTACCCTCGTCGATACATTGCTTGTTTCACTCAAACTGGATATGAACAGCTTTGCCAGTGATGCTAACAAGGCAACCAGAGCGCTTGATGATCTGGATAAAAAGGCTGGTGGTGCGTCTACAGCTATGGTCACTATGTCTGATGACATGATTGGAGCCAGTAACGCAATTGATGACCTGACTAAAATGCAGGAAAAATTAACCACTGCCGTATATGACCTTACGCAAAAGCTTGATGATGTTTCTACTGCCATAGTCAATCAGTCTGATGGAATGAACGAGGCTAGCGATAGCGCACAAAATTTAGATAAATCTAACCAGAAGCTAACTGAATCTACTGAAAATACTGGGAAATCTACTAAGAGTACATCCAATATAGTACTGGGCTTTACGGATAATATCAGTGGTATTACCGAAAAAACGCAGGACTGGGACAAGGCGATAAACGGCGCTGTTAAGGCATTAGCTGGGTTGTTTACTACTATCTTTGTTTCTACTGGTCTTGCTAAATTTATCGGTGAAGTGTCTGGAGCAAATGACCAATTGCACTTCCTGAGTAAGAACTTAGGGATGGATGCAGAAGACATCAAGAAATGGCAGAACGTCGCTGAAATGTCAGGTGGTAGCGCTGACGGCATGACGGCTACCATGTCCAACCTCAATAAGTCACTGTGGGATTTAGTGACTGTTGGTGATGCATCTATCCTGCCTTTCTTTAATGCCCTGGGTGTCGGAGTGGTGGACTCGCAAGGGAAGCTCAGAAGTCTGGATGATATCCTGTTAGATATGGCTGACAGTATGTCCCAAATGGAGCGCCCACAGGCCTATAACATCGCTAAAAACATGGGCATGGATGACGGCACGATTAACACCCTGTTAGAAGGCCGTGAAGCCATTCAGAAAAAGCTGGATGCACAGAAGGATCTGGTTATCTCCACAAAGGAAGAACTGGAGCTTAACCGCAAGCTCAGGGAACAAAACGCCGTTCTTAGCCAACAATGGGAAGGACTGAAAACGCTGGTGGCGAATTACCTGATACCGCGCTTACTGAAATTATCTCAGATGGTGACTGGATTTCTTGACTACCTGAATAAGAACCGTGAGACAGTCATAACCCTATTTCAGGGAATGGCTACGGCTATCGGTATCATTTTAATTCCTGTTGTTGCACGGGCGGCCTTAGCGGTATTAGCTCTGTTTGCTCCGTTAATCACTGGTACTGGCTTAATTTTTGCCTTTATTGCTGCGTTATGGCTTCTCTATGACGATTACAAAGGCTGGAAAGAAGGCAAGGATTCGTTCTTTGACTGGGGCGCAATGCATAAGTCATTTGTCTGGATCATGGAGCAGTTAGAGAAGCTGGAAAAATGGTTCAAAGGGACAACGATTGGCAAGTGGTTCACTGATACTAATGGTGAGCTTAATCTTCTTAAAACAGCCTTTGCTGGCTTTGCTACCTATATTGCTGTGAGCTGGGTAGGTAAGATTTTAAAAGCATTCGCTAAAGTGGGTAGAGGCATTAAAGGGATAGGCAAACAAGCCGCCAAGGTTGGTAATAAGGCCGGAAAATTAGGCGCAGTAGGGAGAGTCGGAGCGGTTGGTTTAGCTGCTGGCGCGGCATATGCGAGTGTTGATTATGTTGATGCTGTGCTTAATTCAGTGTTTGGTGAGTATGACTGGTTCCAGCGATTCAGGACTGCCCCAAACTGGAAATATGCGGGAATGGCTGCGATAGGTCAAGGTGATGCCAGATGGGTTAATGGTGAATGGGTAGATAATCGTGGCAAGGGAACAGGCCACCACATCACCCCAACCACCCTCGATATTCCAACCGGCGATCCTGATCTCGACAGACGCAAACGCAAAGTTCAGCGCGGTGAAATGACTCTTGATGAACTTAACGGTGTTGCCCCGAATGCCAATAAGCTAAAAGGTCAGGCTGCTTTCAATGCCATGAGAGGGTATTTTATGGAGCTTGAGAAGAAGGAGGGGCTGCCAGCCGGTTGGTTATACGGGGTTGCTATGGCTGAATCATCAGGGAATCGATTTGAGGTTTCTAAGAAAGGTGCTAAAGGCCCATTTCAATTCATGCCACCAACAGCCAAAGCATATGGGCTAAAAGGCAATGATGTTTTCGATTGGTATAAATCATCGGACGCAGCAGCTAAAATGTACGGTGATTTATCCAGGCAATTTAAAGGCGATATAGATAAGATGTTGGCTGGATATAATTGGGGTACTGGTAATATGAGTAAGTTTGGTATGAAAAATATGCCAAAAGAAACACGTGATTATATCCAAAGAGTCAGAAGCTACAGGGAAAAAGAACTACAGGATCGGAAGGCTCAGGGTGTTGTGCAGTCACTTTCTGACTTTCAGGCAAGGATGAATCAACCAATTATCCCAAATATGGACATGACCGCCCCTCATGAGTTCCTCGCACAAACCGAGAAAATACGTAGTATGCCTATGGCTGGTGCAACTAATAATGTCAAAGTAGACCTTAACGGAGATATTAATGTAGTCACATCCGCAAATACGATAACTGGAACTGTAACTGATGCAGGTGAGGCCGCTAGGTTAAGTCTTTCTCAAATTATGACATCGATGGGCTAAGCGGGATTTCCGCTTAGCTCAAGACTTTTTGATAGGTTCAACGGATTCAAAGGTAGGGAAGCCGCCGCTGCCACAGGCACGAGAAGTCAGTTTTATTTTGGCATCTTGCTTAATCAGGGAGCTTATATAGCCCCGTGCAAAGTCAGGAATGTCTTTATAGATTGGTGAAATATTATAGGTTGCATAATCACCTTTACTATCTTTAACCTTGAATTTTTCAATCGTTCTTTCGTCTGGTGTAACAGAAACAACAGTGACACGTTCTGTAACGGGGGCAGAGCAATTAAACCAATAGCCTGCAACATCACTTGAATTATTCTTGGGTACATCATAAATGCCATATATTTTCCCAGCGCGAATATCCATATAGTAATCATTACCTGCATAAGTCATAGACTCATATTTTTTATTCTCTGCTGCCAGAGAAGGTAATGCTATTACAGTGGCAATTATAAGGAGTGCGGCTTTTATTAATCTCATTACATTGCACCTCAAAGTAGTTGATCTATGTGGATAGCATAACACTAATTTGTTTATCCTGTGTTTTATTTGAGCATGATGGTTATACTTGGAGCAAATTAATTGTTATGTGGGGGTGATGAGTGTTAAAGAAAGTTGCGGTTGCTTTACTGCTAGTATCTGGCGTAGTGAATTCTGCTGCTCTTCCTGAGCCTAAAAATAAAATTGCTTTTAATAACTTTCAAAAGGTTTTAAACAATTACAACGCTAAAGATGATAAAGCAACTTACGTAAAGCCCAAATATAATACCATTCCTGAAGTAAAAATGAATATGGATGGAATCTCTTATGCTATTTATATGCCAAACGAAGATATTTTAAGCAAAGAATGCAATGAGCCTGTTCTTTGCGAAGAGTTTGTATCAGCAGTTAGAGCTATGTTTAAACTTCATGCAAAAGAAGTAACCGCAAGTGAAAGAAAGAAAATGCTCCAAATACTGCTAGATAATAATGTAAAGATGGGCACAACAAACGAAAGGGCGGAGAGGATAAGGAAATTTATCGAACAGCATAAATCCGATCTTAAAAGAAAATTTGGGATTGAATAATTTCAATTACGGACTGATTTTATTTAGCAAGAACGCCCCATTATGGGGCTTGTTTCTATTTACTTCCCATGAAATCAAGTAAACCTTTTGCTGCTTTTAAATATTGCTCAGGACTAATAAAGGTAGCGAAAGGCTTTCCTGAGCTACTATGTTCAATACGATAACTTTCGCTATCTGCTTTTTGGTAGGCTTTCCAGAGTTGCAATAGCTTAATACGCTGAAATCTATAAGTAACATCGTACAAAGCATAAAAATCATCCTTACTGAGTGGAGGGTAAGGTGATTTTCGTTGTTCTATTCTTTCAATTTGTCGCCTTAAGGTTTTTCTAAGCGGCGCTACGGCAGTGTTGAATTCCTTCCTTCTATCTCTGCCAATAGCCTGCTTATTACCAATGTAAAGACCTAACAGGAAACACAATAAACTGATAATAGGTGCGTAATCATGCAAGATTTTTTTAATATAGTTAAGGAATTCCATTTTTTATTCGAGCCGCTTATGTGGTTGTTTTTTGGCCTTGTATGTGGAGGCATGTTTGGTTGGCCTCCATTTTCTGGACGAAATTGAAAGATAAATAGTCAGTCAGGTTATTTATCTTTATGGCTAACTAGTTTTGCCACAATTCTGGCTGTATTCAATATTTCTTCCTGTTTTTGGGTCAACAGCCTTTTAAATTCTTCTATTCCATCCTCAAATGTAGCTTGAGCATCCTCTGGCGACATATTTAGGTCGATCTGACTAGCACCAGTATCAAGTGCATCTTGCAAAATCTGAACAATTTCGGAATTCATTGATCTGCCGTTTTCTTCTGCTCTTTGGGCAATAGCTTCCCTCATGCCATCGGGCAATCTGAGCATGAATTTATCTTGGTTTGCCACGAGCTTTTTAGTCATTTTAATTACCTTTTTATTTAATTCTAAAATAATGGTAATAGCATATTGACATCATGTAAATGCGTGTCATACTGACATCATGTCATTATGACATTATCAATATGGAGAAAATAAGATGACAAGCACCAACTTAGACACAAGAAAGAAAACTGAAAAGATGCAGCTACGGACAACTGAATACCTGAAAGATCAGGTTTGTAGATTTGCTGATAAAGACGGTATTTCTCAGAATTCAATTTTGAATCAGGCCATAGCTTGGTATGCAGAAGAGAGAAATAAAAATGAGTCATAAGAAGAGAATACCCCCGTATCCCTTGAGGATGCCGGATGAGGTTAGGGAATGGTATGAGGAAGAATCCAACAATAATGGCCGCTCTCTAAATGCAGAGATTGTGGAAGTTTTGAAAGAAGAAATGAATGGTTATAAGGCAGAGAAAAAACACAACTCAATAAAAACAAAGGATTGCAGATATCAGGGGAATAAAATGGCATTGGAAATAGAGAAAGTGAACACGAATATTGGATGCAGTATTTGTGGCAGAAACAGCAAAGACAGCAAAAAAAGTCGTTTATTTATCGCTGGCCTGTATGGGTATATATGCTCGTCATGTGTTAGCGATTGCGTAAGCATTCTTGCTTATCACATTGAATGTCGTGTAGATGAGGGAAATAAGGATACCGCTGAAGATAATGAATCAGAACGTCAATAAAGTCGAAACCTCGAAGGCTGCAACCAACGAGGCTTCTAAATCTTCAAACCGTGTAAGTAATAAAGATTATGTCAACCCATAACAGAGAGTGACAATATGAATAATGTAACAAATAAAAATCTTCCTGTCATTGCAGGCGTAGAAATCACTACCGATTCAGAAGGTCGTTTTAACCTGAATGCTTTGCATAAGGCGAGTGGTCAAGGAGCATCAAGAGCACCAAGCGAGTGGGTAAAGTCAGAATCTGTTAAGTTATTGGTTTTAGAGGTTGGAAGTTTAACTCGTGAAAATCCCCTAGTTAGAAAAGAAGGTCGTTATGGTGGCACTTTTGCTCATGAACTTTTAGCAGTCTCATATGCAGGGTGGATCAGTCCAGCATTCCAATTGCAGGTGAACCAGACTTTCATTGATTATCGTTCAGGGAAATTAGTACCAGAGAAAAGCAAATCAGGCTTACCTGAATACCGCCGCGCCAGAACGCTGAAAATGTCAGTTGATGCTGTCAGTAGTTTGTTTGCTCTGATGCCAAATTTGAGCAATGAAGCGAAGCAATGTGCAGCCGCTAACATTGTTAACCCTATCGTTGGTTTTGAAGCAGTTCCTCTGCCTGTACTGGAAGAAAAATATTACACAGCAGGTGAAGTAGGAAAAATGCTGGATGTGTCAGCGAAGAAAATCGGACTGGTTGCCAATAAGCACAACCTCAAGAATGAGCAGAATGGCAAGTTCTTTCTGGATAAGTCCGCTTACTCAAGTAAGCAAGTCGAAGCATTCCGTTATAACGAGAACGGCATTAAAGCGCTGAGACATTTAATTCATGGTGTTGAAGTAGCTTAAGGATTTAAGCCACGGAAGGCGAAGAGCGAACAATCAAGCTATCAATGTTATTAAGGGTATGCAACCGATTCCCTATCTTAAATCGATTGATTAGTCTAATTTTCGAGCCGCTTCCCAAATTTAGCATGTAAATATTTACAAAAGGTTACAGTTACGTAATAAATGATGTCGCTTTAAACGGCGAAGCCCCGAACTGGTAGGACAGCTAGGGGCCTCTAATACAACGTTTACCCCAACCGAAAGGAAGTAAACATGGTAAGTATAACAGTTAATGAATTAACTAAAAACTCCCCATCAGTAGAGCACATGATCCCCATCATGTACAACAGTGTTCCGGTCATTACTACTGAGCTGTTAGCTGATGTTTATGAAACTGATGTTATTCGAATTCAGCAGAACCATGCGAGAAATACTGATAGATTTGTAGAGGGCACGCATTTCTTTAAGTTAACCGGTTCAATTTTAAGAGAATTCAAGAACAGACTATCTTTAAGCGAGTCAGTTAAAGAGTTATCTTTACTAGTTGGTAAACGCGCCCGTAGCCTCATCCTCTGGACAGAACGCGGTGCAGCTCGTCACGCTAAAATGCTGGATACTGACAAAGCATGGGATGTGTTCGGGAAACTGGAAGATTTCTACTTTAACCTGAAAGGGGTTGAGACTAAAACCACAACCCATGACCGCACTCCCTTACGTGGACTGGTTAATACCCTAATGGGTAAATATGGCATCAGTGATAGAACGTTATTCCAGATGGTGCATCGTGAATTTGGGGTAAAAAGCATCGGTGAGTTAACCAGTGAACAATTACCTTCTGCAATAGAGTATTTGGCAACTAAGGCTATTGAGGGTGAGTTACTACCGAAAGAAGAATTACCAGCTTTAAACCTAAATGAATTGGCTTACTCTATGTCATTCTTTGATGGCTATGATGATATTTTTAAGGCTAAAGGGATAAATAAAGACGGCGCATTAAAAAATGCTACCAGTTATCCAGTTCAGTTACTGAATGGTGCTGAATACCCGAACCCTATTAATAGTTTGCTTAATGGGCTGTCTAGCATGGGGATTAATGTTGAGGCCGCCCGATTCCAATTACAGGCACTAGCGTATCACCTTGAGATTTATCACCGGAAAGTAGCGCAAATTAAGCGCGATTTAGAATATATCTAATGTTGAGCCATGGATGGCTAACAGTTGAAGTGATTTAATATTTTTTAACCATTAACAGAACAATAAAAAAACAGTCTTTCTTGTTGAATTTAAGTCAACTTAACCCTATCATTACCTTAAGGTAACTCCATTGATGAGTTAAAACACGCTAGACTTATAGTCTTAGCTATTTATATTTTAGAGGTTTTTCTTATGAGTCACGCACTTAAAAAGACAAATCGTCTTTGCATACCGCCTCGTGACAAAAGCAAACAAGCTTTACCTCGGGCTGCTAAAGGCGATGGCTCTCATCACGATCAAGTCAAAAATGCCTTCACATTTGGCTTTACTCGTTACGATAAAGCAATGGAAGAATTATCAAAGGTATAAATAAATGTCTTCATGGGCTGCGGAGTTCGTTGAAGGTATAAATTATTTGTCAGTTGACGACATTACTTATATAAACAAAGAGTTAATTGAGAAACAAACCCCGAAAGAGATAATCAAAGTTCTAAAACCAAATGAACTAGGATCATCTCAAGCCAGCCCTAGTTTGACTAGGTACTATGAACAAACAGATGACATGTTTAAACTGGCATCTGTTTTAGTTCATAGCTTAATACAAAATCACCCATTTGCTAATGCTAACAAACGGACAGCCATGATGTCGGGCTATATCTTTTTGTTAATCAATGGATATGAGCTTACTGCCCCTAATGATGAGATTATCGAAATGGCTGTTGGATTGGCGGGGAAAGAGTATTCTCGTGATGAGCTAGAAGACTGGCTGTGTTATTGGTCTAGAGAATACGATACTAGAAATTTATGTTATCCGTCATTGGATAGCATAATGACCGGAATGCTACGAATTCACATTGATTAAATAAGCATAAATCAATCAACCCGCTTCGGCGGGTTTTTCATTTCTAAGGCCGCCGAGTGCGGTTTTTTTACATCCAAAAAACGGGGTTAACTATGTTCGGAAAGCCAGATATCCCTAACTGGAAGGGTATCCCCAACGCTGCAATTGATGCCGGAATTAGCCTGGGTGGTGCAGCGTTAATAAACACATTGTTCGGTAACTACTGGGGAATATTCAATCAGTATGGCATCCCTCTCTTACTGGCAGACAGCGTGATATCCCTGCAATACCAGAACCAGTATCGGGTTGTAAGTGCCCCGATAGAGAACGGCTCATTTGCTTCTTATAACAAGGTCGGTGAGCCTTACAAAGTCACGGTTCAGCTAAGCAAAAGTTCAGGTGGTACATTAGAGCGCGGCGCTTTCCTGTCCCAGCTTGAGATATTAGCGAAAAGCACATTGAAATTTCATGTGGTCACGCCGGAATTTGTCTACATCAATGCTGCGATTGTCGGCTATGACCTTGCACGGGAGGCCAAAGACGGCACTACGCTGATTAAGGTCAATGTCCACCTGGAAGAAGTCAGGGAAGTGAAAATCAAATATGACAAAGAGGAAGTGAAGAACCCGGATGATGCTAAGAAAAAGGACACAGGCGAGCAAACGCAAAAAGTGGAAGCGCAGCAGCAAGAAGTGAACGGCATACTAGATGATATTTTGGATAGCAGAAAAACTAAATTAAAGAGGATTGGGGATTTTAGCGAAAGAGTCGGCGGTGCATTAGGAAAAGCCCTTGATAAGGGTAAAGAACTCCTAGAGATGGGGCGGCAACAAATTAATGGCGGAGGGTTCTTTTAATGCTTGTTGAAATTACTTTATCTCCCATTCCCAACCAAACTACGTCATTCACCATTAACGCAGACTTAATCGACTTAACCCTTGAGAGCCGACTGGGAAATATTTTCGCCACGGTACAAAAGAACGGCGAGTATCTGGTGTGTAACCGTGTCTGCCGGAATCTGTCGTATATCTGTCGATGGTTGGTTTTTGTGGACATCGAAGGGAACACTGACCCGCAATACACCGGACTGGGTTCCCGCTATAAACTGGTATGGAACGATGAAATTTAATCGCAAAGTTATCAAAATCACGCTCACGCTTTCAGGCAAAGACGAATCCTTCACCTCATCCAGTCAGAATAAACTTTCATCTACCGGACTTCGGATTAATGCCGAAATTAACTACGGCAACGGGGCCATCACGCCTTATGCGCGGGTGAAAGCCTATGGTCTGCCTATCGAGACGATGGAGAAGTTACTGCGCAAAAAGTGGGGTGATCTTCAGGCGCTGCGCAATATGATGACCATTGAGGCCGGAGAAGAAGGGGAGGCGTTATCACAGGTCTTCAGAGGTGGCATCACGTTTGCCTACCCTGATTTTGGCGATGTACCTAATGCATCACTGGTGATTGAGTCGCAAACGGCGGTGTTGGATAAAATGCAGGGGGTGAATGCTGAAAGCTACGAGGGCGAACACGATGTTGCCGCTATCATAGCAACGATTTGCCAGCGCATGGGGTACACCTTTGAATCTAACGGAGTTAGCGTAAAAGTCTCAGATCCGTACCTGCATAACACGGACATCGATAAAATCCGCCAACTGGCCCATGCCGCCAATCTGGATGTGTATATCGAAGACAAAAACGTAGCCATCACCTACAAAGACAACCCCCGGCGCACCTTAAAAATTCCGGTTATCTCGCCGGAAACAGGCTTAATCAGTTACCCCATACCAACCAATCTCGGCGTGCAGTTCAAGTGTTTCTATGACCCCCTTGTCCGGTTTGGCGGTATCGTGCGTATTACTGACAGTCTGATAAAGATATGTAACGGGGACTGGCTGGTTTTTGGTATCAGGACAATATTAGAAACCGAGCAGGATTCCGCTCAATGGGCAATGGAAGTGTCAGCCAGCCGACGAGGAGAAAACTATGCCGCCATCAAGAAGTGAACGGGTATTACTTTATGATCCACAAGCCACCGCAGGCGGGGCGCTCAGTCAGGAAGCCATTATCTGGTCACTGATTGGCAGAATGGGCACGGTGACCATTTGCCGGGTAGAGAAAATCCACGGGGGCGGTGTTGGCCCGGTAGGGTATGTCGATATCCTGCCACTGGTGCAACAGGTCGATGGCGCAGGCAATATCTACCAGAATGCCACTGTCTACAATGTGCCGTACTTTCGTTATCAGGGTGGTGAAAACGCCGTCATTCTTGACCCAAAAGTAGGGGATTTGGGCTTTTGTTTTACCGCCAGCCGGGATATCTCAAAGGTGAAGAGAACCAAGAATTCAGCGCCCCCGGGCAGTAAACGCAAATACGATATGGCGGACAGTCTCTATCTCGGTGGTTTACTGAATGGCACACCATCCCAGTTTATCCATTTTCTGGAGAGCGGAATGGATATCGTGTCCACCGGCATCGTGAACGTCAAAGCCACTAAAATTGTACTGGATGCGCCGGTTGAGACGACCAGCACCATTCAGGCCAAGAGCAATATTACCGACAACACAACCATCAATAGCCAGTCAATGGCTGGTATGCGTGAAATCTATAACCGCCACACTCACCCCGAACACGGACAAGGCGCAAATACCAGCCCACCTAACCAGAAGGCGTAATCATGCGGACATTATTTTTAATGCCTGCCACATGGGATTTAACTCTCGATGCGGCGGGCAACATTGCTGTGGCCTCAGACCAGTACGCCAGAGCGCAGTCAGTGGCTAATGCCTGTCGGGTCTTCGTCAAAGACCTGTATTACTCGCAGGGTGACGGTATTCCGTATCTGGAGGAAATTTTGGGCAAGAACCGCTACTCATTGGCGATGTACCGCAAGTATTTAGAGGATGCGGCGATGTCTGTCGAGGGAGTGATATCAGCTACGGCGGAACTCAGTACCGCCAATGACAGGGTGGTGAGAGGACGAATACTGTTTACTGACATTAACGGAACCAAGGGAGCAATCGAATTATGATCCCAAAACTGCAAATGACCCCACAGGGGATATTAGCGCCACCCACACAGGAGGTGATTGATGGCTGGTGGCAGGTACTCAAGGGGTGTTTTGGTGACAATCTCAATACCGACATGAAAACCCCGCAAGGCCAATTAGTGACGACGCTAACTGCGATTATCACCGACGAACGAAACTTCTTTATCCATCTCCTGAACAGCTTTGACCCGCGTTACGCTGATGGCCTGATGCAGGATGCGCTGGGGTATATTTATTTCCTGCAACGCAAACCGGCGACTCAATCCGTGGCTGAGGTTACGATTAATGGGCTGGTCAATACGGCTATCCCGGTTGGCTTTCAGGTGGCTGATAACGCCGGGAGGACGTGGAGTACGCAAGTAGAGTCCGCAATCGGTGAAGATGGACTCGTCACTGTGCATGTTTACTGTGATGTTGTTGGACGGATTGAAACGGCTGCCGAGTCCATTAATCGCATTGTGAAAGCTGTTGCCGGGATAGATTCGGTTATCAATAAACAGGCCGCTATTGTGGGCAAAGAGGCCGAATCCCGACAGGAGTTTGAGCTAAGACGACAGCAGTCTGTGGCGGTCAATGCCAAAAATACCAATGCCGCTACACAGGGAGCAATAGGTAATCTTAAGGGCGTGATCGACTGTTACGTTATCGATAATCCCTCTAACGAAACAAAAACCGTAGGGTTTACCAATTATCCACTGATTCGGAACTCCATCGCAGTCTCTGTCGTGGGGGGGGATGATAATGAGATTGCTCGGCATATTCTGAGCAAAGCCGGGTCTGGCTGCTCGTTTGTGGGCAATAATACGGTCAAATACGAGGACACAGAAAATTTCCCTTATATGCCACCCCGTTATGAGGTGACATTTATCCGGCCTCACCATATCCCGGTGGAGTTTATTATCACCTTTGAAGACAAGTTGAAATTAACCCATCAGGACAAAGAAGCCATCCGTCAGGCGGTCATGAATGAATTCACCACAGGTCGGGGAAAAGGTCGCATTGCCAAGAAACTGATTGCCAGTGATTACATTTGTGTTGTGGCCCAGGCTGCGACTGAGCGGTTAATAGCGGTTCAGGTAGCCAGAAAAGGCGAGGCGGTAGCAAATTATCTGGAGTTCGGTATTGATGAATTCCCGGTGTTATCAGTGGATGACATAAGGATAGCGTCATGATTGAGATAAAAGACACTTTCCTGAGCCAGTACGCCAACAGTCCGACCCTCTGCACTATCCTCAATAATTTCAATGATACTGTCGATCCTAGAGCCAACACAGATGAGTTCTATCATCTGGCGGTCAATGTGCTCACGGCAAAAGGGTTCGGGCTGGATATTTGGGGACGAATTGTCGGCATTGGTAGGGATTTATCCATACCGGATCCGAATGCGGATTATTTCGGTTTTAAGGAGACAGAGAAATATACTCCGTTTGACCAGTCACCCTTTTACAGTGGCGGGTCTTCAGATATGTCTTACAAGATGGATGATTCCACTTATCGGGATGTCATCTTAATGAAGGCGCACTCGAACATTCTGTATGCCACCGCGCCAAATATTAACCGGTTCCTGAAAAGTCGTATTTTTACAGGCCGGGCTTATTACCTGATCACCGGTCACATGACCGCACGATATGTTTTTGAATACCGGTTATCGGAATTAGAAAAGAACCTGATTTACCACCACCACATCTTACCGCATCCGTCAGGGGTTCAGATTTCCATTGCAGAACTGCCAGCGGGTGAATTTTTCGGCTTCTACGGGACAGGCTTCCAGCCTTTCGGTCAGGCCGCTTTTGCACAATAAGGTGAACAATGAAAAACCCTAACTTAATCCCTAAGCCCTTCGCGCAGAACGGGCAGAAAGACGCGATCCCTACGAACCACAAATCCGACTTACCCAGCCAAAAGGCCACATGGGATACCGGCTTTCCGCAAATTACCATGATGCCCGTCACCGCAGGTGGATTACCACCCAGCGGACGCGATTTTAACGGTATCCTGAACCAGATTTCAGACAATATTGTGTACTTATCCCAGGGGGGAAAGTTTAAGTATTCGCAGGAATATGCCGATTCGACCGGGGGCTACCCCAAAGGGGCAATATTGCAGTCTGATGATGAAACCAAAGAGTTTCAGAGTCTGACGGACAATAATAAAATTAACTTCAATAAAGAGTCGTCTGAGAAAGTCAGTGCGGCATGGAAGCAAGTAAGCACAACGCTGCTTTTGGATGAATTAAACAAAAAGCTCAATCGCTCTGATGTAGTGCAATCAGTCGGCAACAGTAAATCACAGGTGATGAGTCAGAATGCGGTCACCGATACCCTGAACACCAAACAAGACAAAGGCGATTACGCCACTAATTCGGCATTGAATCAGGTCAATGACAACGCCAACAGTCGTCTCGAAAAAGCACAGAACGGGGCGGATATCCAAGATAAAGCGGCGTTTGTGAACAATCTTGGTTTACGGGATACAGTAGACAGGGCTTCTCATTCACTGGATACCCGGACT